GACGGCAACGGCGAGAACCTGAAGGGTATCACTGAGCACACTGGCGTAACCTCTATTGAGGCAATCATCGGCACAGCCGTAACGACAGGTGCAGCAGGTAGCATCAAGGGTGTGGCTTCCTACAACGGCGGTGCAGACACCGTTATCGAGCTTACAGCTCCAGACGACAAGATTCTGGACGGTATGACGATTACCGTTGCAGGTGCAACCATCAACACCGGTGCAAACGGCACCTTCCCTGTGAAGAAGCTGAACGACACAAAGATTGTCCTGACTGGTGCAGCCTATACAGGCACAGAGACCACCGTTTCTGCTATGACTTACACCGTCAAGCACGCAGGCTTCAAGAGTGTAGAAGACCCCAACAGCGGCGATGCTATCCGCACTGCCTTTGCGGTGATGAACTACGCTCAGTTCAGCGCGAACACCATCATCCTGAACCCCATCACGGTGAACGCTATCGCCAGCGAGAAGGATTCTCTCGGTCGCAACCTCGGCCTTATCGAGAACCGCAATGGTGTGAACTACGTATGTGGCAAGCCCATTGTAGAGTACACCGGCATTCCTGCTGGCAAGTATATTATCGGTGACTTCGTGAACGGTGCCAACCTCGTTGACTACACCGCCATGAGTCTCGAGTGGGCAGAAGACGTGGACACCAAGCTGACCAACCAGGTTGTGCTCATTGCACAGGAAGAGGTCATCTTCCCAGTGTACATGCCTTGGGCATTCGCCTATGGCGACTTGTCAAGCCTCATCACAGCTATCACTAAAGCCTAAACGTGAGTGTTATGAAAGTTATTCTCGAAGGTGACGAGCGTATTGTCAAGAACATCTGCCGAGAGAACAGGGTAAGAGTAAGCAGGGGGCAGGTTTCCTTCTCCCCTGCAGACTCATCTACTCTTGAAGGTTTGACCGAAGAGGACCTTGAAAACATGAAAGAGGCTTTCGAGCGTAAAGAAGCTAAGATAGCTGAACTCATGGAAGAGAACGAGACCTTGAAGGCGGCACTTGCGGCGAAGGCAGACACTACCGACGCTCCCGAAACTCCCGACACCAAGGGTGACGGAGAGAGTGAAGAGACAGGCGGTGAAGGTGACAACACCGACACTAAGGAAGGTGAAGAGACCGACACTACTCAGGCTCCCGAAGGAGACACCAAGGAAGCCCCCGAGGAAGGTGACAAGAAGGACGCTCCCGAAGAGGACACCAAGGACGCTCCCGAGGAGGATACAAAGGAAGTGGCAGAGGTTTCCGACACCAAAGGTAAGAAAAGCTCAAAGAAGTAAGACATGATTATCGACGTAACATCTTTCACAAGCGGTGCTCGACAGATTGAGAACGCCGCGGAGACTCAGAAGAGTGCAAACCAGGTTGCAGTCGCTGGACGCATCAGTGGTTACATAGATGCATTGCAGCCCGATTTCCTCAAACATGCGGTTGGCATGCCATTGGCCAGCCAGATTGACGAGTATTCTCGTAACAATCATGAGGAGCCGGACGCAACGATGGAAGCGCTTATCGCCTCCCTCAAGGAGCCGTTTGCCGACTTTGTGTTCTTCTACATGCTCCGCGACATGAACTCTCAGCCTACTATAACCGGTCTCGTACAGCTCAAATGTGCCAATTCCTACGTCAGCCCTCTTGACAAAGGTGTGCAGATATGGAACCACATGGTTGACGAGATGAGGTGCTTTGTAGGCGATGCCGATGCACTCAATGTGGAGGGTGTTGTCGTTGATAAGAACCTGCTGACGTACATTAACCAATTCAATCTCTAATAGGCATGCTGCAGCGAAACATCATAGACATACTTGCTGACATTGTCGGGAACCTGTCCGAAAATGTAACAGTCTCAATGCAATCTTCCTACGGAAACGAAGTACACGAGGTGAATCCGGAGATAACCTATATGTTCGGTGATGCCCAGTACATAAAGGACCAGCTTGACGAATACAGCAAGGTGACTAACGTCGAGAAGCTTCCGCTCATTGCCCTCTTCACTCCAGTCAAGGAGAAGAGAGGACTTGCGGACTATGCTTCCGAGGCTAAGGTTTCGCTCATCATAGCATGCAGCAGCCGTACTGACTGGAACAATGAGGAGCGCAAGGAGTATTCTTTCGAGAATATCCTTCGTCCCATCTATGACGCTTTCATGGCTGCACTGAACGCCTCAACTGAGATTGCAAAGCCGTATGACGGCAGCAGGCCACATGTCTATTCCGAGAACTACTCATATGGTAAATACGGGGCTTACACTGCGTCCGGCGATGCAGTGAGTGAGCCTATCGATGCCATAAATATCAGCGACTTAGAAATAAAAGTAAACTATCTAATCTGTAAAAGAAGATGAGAAACATTCGCAACTGTGAGGGTGTAACCCTCGAAACCGGTGTGAGTGCTTGTCCTGTGGACTTCGGTCATATCAAGGCAATCATTCTTGTCGAGCATGGCAAGACTCTGGGCACAACATTTACGCCTGGCACGTTCGAGCAGATGTGCCACGCTGACGTTCCCGACCGCATCTATCCCATCAAGACTTGTGTCGAGTATGCGAAGAGCGGTGGCGAGCCTCAGGTGAGTGCTACTGGCTACGGCGGCAACGGCGTGACTGGTATCAGCCCTCAGACTGACACCTTCACTCTCGACAAGTTCTATGACAGCTTGGCAGCAAGCATCACTAAGAACATGAACAAGAAGTTCGACGCCTACTATCTGGACGAGAACAACCTGCTTATCGGTGTGAACACCGGAGCAGACGCATTGGGTGGTATTCCCATGAGCACCATCTACTGCACCCCTGTTCCTCACCCCACGTCAAGCGCTAAGGCTTCCATGACAGTATCACTCTGCCTGGAGGACGCACGCAAGGCGATCGAGAACTTCGACTACGTTCAGTTGGACTTCAATCCGATTGACGAGTTGAACGGCCTGACTCCTGTTGACCTCGTTGAGACTTCAACTACAGGAGACTTCATTGTTGTCGAGCATCACGGAGGCAACGACATCACCAACACTTATGGCAGCATCATCGCTACAGGCGCTACTCAGGTGATGAGCGGCATTACCGCTGCAAGCTTCGCAGATGGCGTTATCCACATCACTGCCGCTTCCGGCTCTACGCCCAAGATGAAGAAGCCTTCTATCCTTTATGCCAGCGACGTGACTGGTCTCGAGTTCGTTCAGACCATTCGTCGTGCAACCACTTAAAGTGTGACTTGCTATGATTATCGAAGGCGTGACATTCATCGAGCCTGCAGTAAGGCAGATGAGCAAGGATGAGTTCATCGAGGCTCACAAGAACGAGTTCTGGAAAGACAAGAAGTCGAGTGACCGAGAGAAGCTTCTGTCCGACGCTTACGACGCAATCACGGCTAAGCCAGAGGGCAAGAAAGCGAAGAAGTAATCAGTTACTACAGAGGGGGCTGGGCAAGACAAAAGCCCAGCCCTTTATTTTCTAACTAAAACCAAAACAAGAATGAAAAAGTTTATTTTCCTTATGCTGACAGCGGTGCTGTTGGGCATGACTGCAGGATTGAGTTCCTGCAACAGTTGCAGTAAGCAAGAGAAGACAGCTCAGGCTGACTACGATGGCGTACTGCAGGACTTTACGGCAGGTGTCAGCAACATTCAGGCTTTGCATCGCCAAATGATGTATGCACAGGTGGGTCAGGAATACGAGTGGCGCAATTCAAAGGTGCTGTTTGACAGTCCCATCTGCTCTGCCAACCTTGAAGACCTTACTGTCGTTGATGTGACTGACGTATTCCAATACTGGAACAATGGGCCAAAGGTGCAGTTCATCAGCAGCAACGTATTGAAGGGTACCATTATCCCTCCTGCCATTCCTGACGTATGGATAGAGGACGCAAGCATGAACGAGGCGCAGATTAAGCTAAGTGCAGAGGACGTACTGAATAGGCTCAAAGAGTGGAACGGAGTAATACCTGTAGCAGAGTGTATGTCGTTACGACTACCAGTAGGACCAGTGGCGTGCAATGCCCAATGGGTCATAGGTGACGTGTACGACGTGATATTCGTTGACGCTGTGACAGGCGAGATAAGCGATGTGAACCCTGCTTTCAAGCCCGACAACAAGGAAGGTGGCGGTGACACAGGCGAGCCTTTAGGAGAGTGGCCATAAGTAAATGACAGCTCGGAATGCTTGGAGAAGTCTGGGTGTTCCGAGCCTAACCAATCAAGCGTATGGATTTCGACAGGCTTGTAGGAGTTATAGATGCAATCAGCACCGGCATAGGTGACAGCATCTTGGAATGTCTCGACGAGAAGCGGGACATCATCACCATGTCCGTTACCGAGCAGCTGTATAGCGGTTTGAACGGCAAAGGTGAGTTCCTGAGTCCAACCTATGACAACGACCCTTACTTCAACGAGAAGGGCCCCTGGCATGGCGCAGCATACGCTTACAAGAAATGGAAGGAGCGCATCACTCCCCCAATGCGCAGCCCGAACCTTGAACTGCCTCCGCGGCCTGTGGACGTTCCGAACCTGTTCATCACGGGTATGTTCCATGAGTCAATCAAGGCATCGAGGGCAGGTGATGTGATACGTGTCTATACGAGCGGCTTCCGTGACGGCCCTCAGATAGAGCGGAAATACGGAGAGGAAATCTTCCAGCTGACAGATGAGGCTAAGGAGTATTTCAACATCTACGCCTTGCGTCCCTGGTTGAACGACTTCATGAAAAAGTGCGGATACAGATGAGTTGCAGTTGTATAAGAAAGAAGATAATGAGCGAGCTTGAGCATGTCCGAGAGCTCGCCAAGAAACTGGCCATCATGGAGCAGACAATGGTGGTGGTCTATAAGAAGGCAGACGGCACTTACTCCTTTGCCCCTGTCGGAGAAGAGTTTGAAGGAGAGATTGTAGAATACAGACACTACCTATAGTTATGGCAGACATCAGAATTACCGACCTCGTCGATGAGAAAGTCTTTGAGGACTTGAATAAGTTATCCGAGGACATAAAGAATGTCAAGGACCAGTATGTAGCAGCAGCTACCGAGCTGGCCAAGGGTCTGAAGCTGAACATCAGCACCACTGGAGACCTTGAGAAGCTCAACCAGTCTGTTACCGAGAACAGCCGCAAGGCTCAGCAGGCGACGGAGCAGCTCAACGCCACCATAGACAAGCAGCGCGAAATCGTTGCCCAGACCACCAACACCATCAGCCGCGAGTTGGCTGAGATTGAGAAGGAAAACAAGGCGAAGCGTGAAGCCTTCGAGCAGGACAAGAGTGCTCTTGACATAGCAGAGAGCCTGCTTGGCACACGCCAGCAAAACATACAGCGCCTTGCACAGTTGCAAGGTCAGTTGAAGGACGTCAAGAAAGCGCAGAAAGACCTTGACGACCAGGAGAAAGCCGGTACTGTCAGTGCGGAGAGAGCGTCCGCAGTCCGTGCAAGCCTCATCGGCAGGCAAAGGGAGTACCAGGCAGCCATTAAGGACCTTAACCTTGTGCTCACCAATCAGGAGAAGCAGATGCAGGCCAGCGAAGGCAGTTATCAGAAGCTCTCCCTGCAGTTGGAGTTTATGAAGCGTGCATACAAGGGACTGACCGACGAGGAGAAGAATGGCCAGCTTGGCAAGCAGTTAGGTGAGGAGATAGGGAACCTCGATGCCCACCTGAAAGACCTTGCAGCCGACATGGGCGAGTTCCAGCGCAACACAGGTAACTATGCCATCGCCAATCAGTCCGTCAAGACTGAACTTAGGGAACTCGTGCAGGAGATTGCTCTGCTGACAGTCCAGTACCGCAACATGAGCGAGGAAGAGCAGAGGTCAGCGGAAGGTCAGCAGATCCAGGCGAAGATGCAGGAGATGACTGTCAAGGCTGCTGAGTTGAAAGACGCCATCGGTGACGTGAACAGGGAGATATCATCAGGCGCCAACGACACGAACACGTTCAGCGCTTTCTCTGAGGGCATCAATCTGCTTATCAGCGGCGTGGGTGGCTTGACAGCAGCTTCCCATGCTCTCGGTATCGGAGAGAAGGACCTGGTAAAGATACAGACCACCCTGCAGGCGAGCCTTGCAGCCAGCAATGCCCTCACTAAGACACAGAACGCCTTGCAGAAGGAGAGCAATCTGATGGTCGGTATAGCGAGGTTGCAGACAGCAGCTCATGCAGCAGCTATCAAGGTGCGCACCATTGCAGAGGGCGAGGGTGTTGTGGCAACAAAGGCGGCCACTGTCGCACAGGCAGCCTTCAATGCCGTGGCGAAAGCCAATCCTTACGTGCTCCTGGCAACCGGCATCGGTCTGCTTGTAGCTGCTATTCTCGGCTTCACTAAGTCCACTAAGGAAGAGACCGAAGCGCAGAAGGAAGCCCGTGAGGAAATGGAGAAGTCCAAGAAGGAATATGAGGAGATGATGAACGTCGAAACACGCCTGCAAGAAGCGAGGGAGAAGGGAATAAGTGCAAGTGCAGACGAGATTGCACAACTTCATCTTCTCTATACTGCTGCTACAGATGCTTCTCGTGCGACCGAAGAGAGGAAACGTGCAGTCGATAAGCTGCAAGAGCTCTATCCCAATTACTTTGCGAATATCAAGGACGAAATCATACTTGCAGGACAAGCAGAAGGTGCGTATAAAAGTTTGACTCTTGCAATTAAAGAAAAAGCAATAGCACAAGTAAAAGAAAAAATCTACGGTGAGTATATTGAAACGCAGCTTAGGAAGGAAGAGGAACTTAAGAAAGCAACGACATCCCTCTTTGATGCACAAGAAAAGCTTAGCAAAGCAAAAAAAGATTTCGAGAAAGACGATACGCCACATAATTGGATAACGTACATTCATGCACAAAAGGTAGTAAAAGAACTTGGCGACGAAGTCGTCCGTCTTGGTATAGAAATTACTCAAGCCGAGAAATCAGCCGAAGAGTTTGCTAAAACAATGAGTACCGACGCTATTACTAACTTCCAAATTGACAAAAATGGTGGCAAGACCACATCTTCCGTTACCAAGCCTGACAAGCAGGAGACTGCCAAGAGCTATGACGAAATTAAGGAGATTATCCTTGAAAACACACAGAGCATCATCGCTGAAAAAATCAAGCTCACTGAGAAGGGCAGCAAGGAGGAATACGACCTTACCCTCAAATACATCGATGCTGAGCAGATGCTTCGGGAAATCGAGATAGACAAGTTCTATTCGAAGCAGAGGACTGAGCTCAAAAAGTCCCTAAAGGAGCAGAAGACTGAGCTCAAAAAGTCCCTAAAGGAGCAGAAGATTACTCAGGAGCAGTACGATGAGGCTATCATTCAACTCCAAAGAGAACAAGGCGAACAGGTTGATAACCTTATCCACAAGACTACAAAGGCGAAAATCCAAGCCCAAAAGGACTATACAGACGCCTACATCGACTCAATGGAGAAAGCTTTCTCTAAGGAGCAGGAAATGAGGGAAATCAACCTCATGCAGGACGTTACAGCTCTCACCAATATGCGTGCAGAGCAAGAAATCACAGAGGAGGAGTACCAGGCACGTCTTGCAGAACTCCAGCAGAAGTATGCCGAAGAGACTGCAGAGAAGCAGATAGAGATGCTTGAAAAGGTGCTCGAAGCTGATGAACTGACTGCAGACCAGCGTGCCGAAATATCCAATGAACTTGCCAAGATTAAGACCAAAGCCGCTAAGGACTCTGCCGACGCAGAGCTAAAGGTCACGAAGCAGGTCGAGAAGGAGGAGGAGAAAGCCGAGCAGCAGCGTGAGAAGAATGTCAAGAAGTTTCTCCAGGAGGTGTCGAAGATGGTCGGCAAGGTCAACAAGCTTGTTTCCACCATCTATGACCGCCAAATTGAGGACATCGAGACGCAGCAGGAAGCCGCAGAGAAGGCTCACGATGCAGAGATTGAGCGTATCGAGCAGCTTGAAGAGACTGGCGCTATCACCAAAGAGGAGGCTGAGGCTCGCAAGATGGCTGCTGAACAACGCTCTGCAGAGAAGAATGAGGAACTGGAGAAGAAGAAGGCTGAAATCAAGCACAAGCAAGCCGTGTGGGACAAGGCAGCTTCTATCTCCGAGGCCATCATAGCCACCTCTCTCGGTGTAGCTGAGGCTTTGAAGCTGATGTGGCCCATGAACCTCGTCATTGCCGCTCTCGTTGGTGCTATGGGTGCCGTAGAGATTGCGACGATAGCTGCTACTCCCATACCGGCATACGCCAAGGGTACGAAGGGCAAAGACGGACACCCAGGCGGTCTTGCTCTCGTCGGTGATGCAGGCAAGAAGGAGGCAGTCTTCTATAACGAGAAGATGTGGATAACACCCGATAAGCCTACGCTCGTCGATATGCCTAAGGGTGCCATCGTCTATCCTGATGCCACCAAGGTGCAGGAACCTACGTTTATGACTGTCGTCAACAACAACGACTCGGAAGGCAAGCCAATCGTCATTGTCAGCCACGACAGTAAGAAGATGGAGCGCGGTCTTGCCCAGACGAACATGCTCTTGAAGAAGTCTATCCTCATGCAGAAGAAGATAGCCTACGACTCAGCTTATGCCAACTACAAAAACACAAGGTTATGAAAAACAAGTTAGGTCAATACACTATGGCTCAGTTCATAGACATCGTGTGCGGTGACTATAGTTCCATAGGAGCCAGCGGAGAGACAGCCGTCAAGATAGCGGAAAGCCTTGTTGACCAGTACAACAAGATTGCAGATCCTGTCGCAGTGAAGTCACGCCTCATCGCAGACGAGAAGCTTAGCAAGAGCAACGGCAAGTTGGTGCTGTATAAGATACTCTTGAACCTCATCAATGTCCTCGAGGATTACGATGATGTGAGGGAGATATTGAAGATAGCAGGCTACGACCATATCGCAGGCAGGGACAATAAGGGAATGAAGTCCAAACTGGAGCAGATGCTTCGCAGCGAGGACATGAATGCGGAACGTCTCCTTGCCGAAAAGAAGGAGAGCATGGCCAGCAATACTACGATAGACGACTTCCGTTCCGAGTTCGACAGTCAGACTGCTGCTCTGATTGCCCACTTCAAGTTCTCTATCAGCCACGAGCACATCTCTGCCAGCGTGTACGCCAACCTGGTTAACATCGCATGCAAGCAGCAGAGGAGACAAGCGGAGAAGGCAGGCAAATAAGTAGGCCATAGGTAACAATTCCGGAGGTTGTGTGTATCCTTAGTGAACATGCAACCTCTTTTTTTTTATGGCAAAAAGACACAGATACAGCAGTCTGTTGCATACTATTGACTCTAAATGTGACAGAATACTGCGCAAGTTGGACATCATGCGCGACGAAGAAAGCGACTCTACGCTGAAAAGTATCAAAGAGTCCGCGAGAGATATATACCTTTGTAGCATAGAAGAGCGTAGGCGGGTAGGTAAGTTCTTTAGCGTCCTAAAACATGATTGAGTCACTTTTGCTCCGCAACCTGGCATGGATAAATGGAATTGCCCGTGCCTTCTGCCGTAACAGAATGGACGCGGAGGACCTTGTGGGCGACACTGTATTGAAGATACTCATGTATGGTGGCCACTACGATGAGAGCAAGAGTTTCCGTCTGTGGGTGTTTGTCATCATGCGAAACATACTCAGGAACAAGCGACGCAACCTCGGCATAGTTGAGACATACTGGAGCCTGCCTGATGTGATAGACTGCTGCGATCTGAGCAAACGCAACATGGCCACTGAGCTCATAAGCCTCATCGAGGAGTACGCTGGCTCAGGTGTGGGCATCAAGTCCGTGCTTCTTTATGCCCAGGGGTATTCATACAAGGAGATAGCGGACATGATGGGCGTTACAGTCAACATTGTCAAGAGCCGCATTCTTCATGGCAGGAGGCGCATCATACAACTTCTTTCCCTCAAACGTTAGTAAACGTTAAGGTGATAAAATGGTGAAGTTTTTGCTTTCATATCTCGATAAAAAACGCTAACTTTACAGATGTAAAGAAGCTTACAAAACACAAGTTAAACCAATTAAACAAAACCAGTTATGAAAGCAAAGAAGAAGTTCAGAGTGAGAGTTATGAAGTATGCACACTTCCTGTATGAAAGGACGCAGAACGCATGGAGCATTTGCCTGCTCAAAGCGTGGGAGTTGTACCGGCTTGCGAAGAAGATGCGCAAGGGAGTCGTCAAGTTCGCATTCCAGAAGATTGACGGCACGACGCGCTACGCCTTCGGCACCCTGCAGCATCTGCCAGTCGGAGCGACGAACAAGAGCAAGCAGCCCCAATTCAAGACGTTCGCCTACTACGACATCGAGAAACAGGACATGAGGTGTTTCAGGGTTGAGAACCTCATCACTGTCTATTAGGGAAATAGTGGCTGTATTGCCACCGCGCGAGGCTTAATTTTTGTTTGCAGTTCTTTTGAAAATGTGCCTTTAATTTGAAAACGAACGCCGGAGCCGGAAACTGACTTTTCACGAAGTTGGTTTTCGTGCCGTTAAAGTTCGTACCTTTGTGCCGTCTAAAAGCAAAGCGTATGAAGAAGTTACTTTTTATCCTGGCACTGGCAGTAAGTGTACTGTCGTGCCGCAGTGTTAAGACAGAGGGCAGTGTGGCCACTCATCATTACAGCAACGGAGCCGACACGATGGCAGTTGTTTCCATTTCGGAAAGAGTTGACAGCAGCAGCTACTTTCACGGACTGATTGACAGCCTGTCCTCCGAGCTCGTCAACATTCAGAAGGCGTTCCATGACATCTACGAGAAGGACAGCATCTTCGAGATGCAGCACGTCAAGGATAGCGAGAGTGTGAAGGACACGACGTGGATAGTGGTTAACCCAGACGGGACTATTACCTACCACCATTACAGAGAGAAGAATGTCACATCGCACCTGCAGACCGAGCGTTACAAGCAGCAGATAAAGAAGGAGAGTCAGGCAGTCATAGACAGCCTCATCGAGAACAATGAGCACCTGCGCACACAGATTGACAGCATGAGCCAGTATGTGTGCCTCGTTGACAGTGTAAGCCAGTACAGGGCTAAGATAGACTCCCTTTCCAGCATCATAGAGGAGCATGAGCACGTGACAGTCGTCAAGAATAGTGTCTGGGACAAGATACGTGCATCAATCATAACCGCCGTATTCCTGCTTCTGACTCTATCAGGGCTGTACTGCTATTTGAGATTTTTCCGTCGTTGAGACGGGGTACGGAATGCCTGATATTGATTTATGTAGAATATATCAGGATAAAAAAAGATAAAAAAAGACACCAAAATAGGGTATTAAGTATGTTGTTTGTACCCGATGTGCACAGCGTTTTGCACGTCGGGTTTTTCTTTGCCTGAAATCAAGATTTTTCGGTTTTGAAAAACGCACCTCTTTTTTCCTTACCTTTGCCGTGAAATAAGAAGGAATTATGCTGTGTAAATACTATCTTCAACTCGGAACGGATACCGTTGACACGTCAAGCGCAGACTGCATGGACGTGTCGGCCATGATTAAGAACCTCGACTCCATCAAGGTGTCGTACAAGCGCGTTGACTTCGGCGGTGTAGTCCGAAAGTGCGGAAGCACGATTGAGTTCACGGGCAAGGCGTATGATGCCGTCGTAGCCCACTATGCAGAGAACTACCTGCAGTCGAGTGGTGTGTTCGCTGTGTATATCGCAGACAACAACTGGAACTACACGAAGGCGTGGGAATGTCCGCTGGACTTCGCTACGCTTCAGTACGATGCCAATGTGCTCTCCATCGGTTGTGTTGACAATAGCGCAGCAGCTATCATCAAGGCCAACAAGAAGAGCAAGTACGAGTTCAACGTGTCCGACTTGAAAGACGCAAACGACCTTCTTTACAATGGCGTAAGAACGCAGGAGGACTTCACGTTCAGTGTCGTAGGCGCTGCTGCAGATGGCACTACGATGAAGTCAACAGGAAATGTCGGTAATCCGCAGGCAATTTACAGCACACAGAATAAGGAGAAGTACAGCTGCTATTTCCCAAGTGTCGGTGCAGTGCAAGGCGACGATCCTGTTGTTGGCTTTGAGCTGAGGTCCCAGGAGGAATATGCCAGCATACAAGAAGCCACTGGAAGAACTGCCAAGATGAACGTCTTTGACTACACAAAGCATGGCTTCATCAAGTGCACCGCTGATGGTATCATAAGCCTTGACTTCAACATATCGTTCTGGTTTGCCGACCCGACGAAGCTGCAGGGATATACTGTCAAATTCATACTCCTTTCTTACTACTGCGGCACAGGAAGAGCTGCTGGCGCAATTATTGAGCTGGCCACGCTCCCTGCTTCTGGCACCATGGAACTGAACGTGCATAAGGAAATCTCTATGCAATACAACAGAGAACTTGCCTTCGGTGTCCTGTTGAGCACGACGAGAAATGACGAGAACACCTTCGACCTCGGTATGCGCTGGGGCAGCAACGTCAATATAGGTGCTGCCATTCATAACAACTATGAGAACAACCCCATACATATAAACGTCGTAAAGCCGAAGAGCCTCTTGGACGGCATTCTTGACAAGATGTTCGTCGATACCAACTGTCATTGCGTCACCAAGATTGAGGAAGACGATAATTACATTTTCCCCAAGACGTTGCTCGTTGCCGCAGAGTCGTTCCGTCGTATATCGGCCAACAAGATATATTCCTCGTTCCAGAACTTCTGCGACTTCATGGAGGTGGTGTTCGGGTACATCTACACGCTGAAGGACATCGGTTACTACATGGACAATGAGTTGAGAGAGCTCGACAGCCAGGACAGAACCACAATATCGCACATCAGACCCGAATTGCTGACGAGTCAGACGATGTACCCAGTCAGCACGCATCCGTATTACAAGATGCTGCCTGTGGGCGGCTTCATCGACGAGGACGTGGAAGATGCGCTTGACCTCACTACGCCATTCAACTACCAACTGACTTCCGGTGACTACAACAGCTACCTCGAGAACATTCTGTACGACAGCATTCACAATGTCTTTGTCGTGTGGGACGCCACCACGCAGAAGTATTACGCCAATTTCACGATGGAAGATGCCATCATGCAGGGCGACTGGTACAACGAGAACGGGCACGCAAAGGAGATGATAGGCTTGAACTTCGCCACGTTCCATGAAGAGGCAGGATATCACCTATACGGCATAATCAGGAACGGAGCCCTCGTGTTGTGTGACGATTACCACACGAAGGACTGGCTTGAGTCGAGCGAGAACAGTAGCATCTGCTGTGAGCTCTGTTTCAAGCATCGTAACAAGGTCTTCACGTCTGATGTCATCAAGACCCTTCTGCATGTAAACAATCTGTCCTACGAGTTTGACGATAGCCTTGCATTCAGTGACATCGAGGTAGGATATGCGAAGGTGGACTATGACAACGGAAACGCCGCTAAGGACGAGTTCAACTTCACGAACTATTACAAGACAAAGAACAACATATCCGACCAAACGCTCAGCCTGATATGCCCATATCGCGCAGACTGCTTCGGTACGATTGAAGTCTTGAACAAGAATACCAACAACGAGTCCGACAAGAGCGACAACGACATCTTCATCGTGATAGCATCAGGCGACGCTCCCAACGGAGAGTATTGGGAGATAGACCGAAGTGTCACCATACAGAACGTGATATCCCCTGAGACAATGTTCAATGCTGCCATAGCGCCGAACAGGATTGTCAGAAACAATGAGGAATACATCGGAGCGTGCGCCAACATGCTTGCCGCATCGAACCTCTTGAAGTTCACATCGTCGGACGGCAACTCAAACGCACTGATTGGCGGTCAATCCATGCACGCCAACATCAACATAACGAAGCAGCTCTTCAAGGCTGGCAAGATAAATATCGACACAGACGACCACAAGTTCCCGACTGACTGGGAAGGAGTCATTGAGTTCGTCTATGCCGGCAAGACATATCAGGGCTTCCTTGAGGGTATTGACATCTGCTTCGCCAACCTCGGCACAATAACATACAATCTCATTGAAAAATGTATAGAATAAGTCCTTTTACACCGATATTCTTCGCGCCCTCTGCGGACAAGCACGGACCAGAGCCGCAGCGTGTTCACGTGTTTGCGGACACAGACCGCATCCTCATCGAGATAATTGCGACGCATGAAGTGTCTGCTCCTCCCTCTATGGTGGTGCGCAACACCGTTACAGGCTACGAGACTACCTATGACTGGAAGAGCTGGGAGATGAACGAGAGTACGACGCTCTACTTCATCGAACTGAATGGCATGGACGATGGCACTTACATCGCTACCATTGGCAACGTGGAGAGCGAGGTGTTCTCAGTCACGTCTGATGAGGCAGAGCTGAAAGACACCGTGCTCATTCAGTTCTCGAACGCAGACAACAGGCAGCGCAATGATGTAGTCTTCTGGATAGACAACATGCAGCGATTCTTCGATTTCCGTGTACCAGGAGGGTTCAAGGACGACAACTGGACATTCTCCGTCAACAACGAGCAGTTCCTGACGAGCGATAATGACAAGATAGACCTTTTTGGCCAGGAGAGCACAGTCAAGGCTCTCACGCTCGGTAATAGCGACGGGTGCCCAGTGTGGTTCGCTGACCTTCTGAACAGACTTCTGTGCTGCAACTTCGTGTACGTCGATGGGCAGCGTTACACTCGTAACGAGAGTGACGTTCCTGAGATGAACGCAGAGGTTGAGGGTCTGAGGTCCTACATCTTCACGCAAGGACTGCGCAAGGTTATCAATCTCGATCCGGAGATAGAGAACACCAACCTGCTCGTCATGCGTAGGGTGAACCACAACAACGCAGACAAGTACAGAGTGAATAGCAGAACCACAGAAGGTGGCGAAGTGACAGATGCAACATTTAACCTAATTGTATAAGCTATGATTACAAACGAAGAAAGACAATCAATTATCGATGCCGTCCTTTCTGCGCTCCGCACGAACAGTGCACTGATAACCGACCTCACGGAGGTGCAAACCATTCCCGACGGGTCGTACATCGAGCTCAGTGGCGGCAAGAGGATTGCAGCAGCTACGTTGAAGAGTATCTTGCAGACTGCTATCTTTGACGATGCTGTTTCACCAACGCTTGCAAACGAAAGTACAGCCAGACAGGAGGCTGACGCAGCCCTCTCTGACAGGATAACTGCGGTCGAGGGTGCGGCATCTTCCCTGGCCACGAATAAGTTTGACAAGTCGAACATCGTAGAGGCTGACGGCAACAACTCGGACAAGGTATGGTCGCAGAAGTACGCCACACAGATGAAGGACCAGCTTGCCACGAAAGTAGGCAACATCAATGTGGCTATCGGCACCACCGATGACGAGAAGATTGTGTTAATCTTTACCGACTCTGCAGGGCAGAACACGAACCTGGTTATCAGCAAGGCGACTGCACTGAAGGCTGGCCTTATGTCTGCAAGCGATTTTGCGACACTCCAAGCCCACACTACCGCTATCGGCACGTTGAACAACGCGAAGGTGGCAGGCATGGAGGCAGAGTACTTCCCTGACGGCATTAGTTTAGGTGTCGTCACTGAAGGCGAGACAGCCTATCTCATAGAGCTCGCTGTTGCCGGCACCATTCCTGACGGGTATGAGGAGCCAGTGGCAGGTGTTATGTCTGCAGAGCAGGCGGCAGCCCTCGAGGACGTGGTGCTGCAGACCTATCCTCTTGAGGTGACTGTTACAGGTAATGCTGGCGCTCACGAGAAGGGACAGACTGTCACGCCAAGCGTCCTGCTCAGCTATTTGCGTAAAGGAGGCAGCATTCCCACAAACGACGTAAGGGTGCTCTCCTCGACACTGATGTACCATGACGCCAATCAGTTCTATGGCGACCCCATCACTGAGAACGCAAATTACAACGTCACTGTCGAGCACAGAGGAAGCCGTGTGTCTATACCGATACAATACAGGTTCCTCAACTATGTCTATGGCATTAAGACTACGACCACGATGCGTGTTGACCAGGTGCCGCAATTCATCTACGGCAGACAGACGCACAAGGCAGAGCCTGCAGAGGTTGAGAATGACCTCGAGGAACTGAGCGATATCACCACATATGAAGGCCGCCTCGAAGCAGGCGAGTCGTTCCTTTTCTGCGTTCCTGGTACTGTAACTCTGGTTGTGCGCCATGCTGACACAGATGCACCTGTAGAGCAGTGTATTGCTTTCGTCTCACAGCTGCCACGTCAGTGCAACTCGGCAACAAAGGATAGCTACACATGTATCTTCGTGCCGGCATCGGACATAGACTGGAACTTCAAGATAACTAACTCATAAATTTAAGAACTATGGCCAAGAAAATGATTTTACCATTTGAGCTCGGTCGATCCTCGGCAGGAAGACCGGTCACGCAGGCTACTGAGATTGACGACTCCAGCGGAGTATCGCAGCAGGAAGTCAACGAATTGGTGAAAGGAGGTTTTATTAACGTGACGCGTCAGTACAACCTCGGCGTAAGCGACCTCGTTGATGTTCTCGATGCAATCGCTTCCGACCCGAAGGAAGGTATCACGACGCCTGGTGTTATCATCACCTTTCTCACTGACGAAGGCTGGAAGACCAAGCAATACCAGGGAGGCGATTTGGACGACCCCGAAAGCTGGAAGGACATTGACACCAGCGAGATACTTGAGCGTGTTATCAGTGAGAACAACTCACATCATGCCGCTCGCTTCGACTACGTTGTAGAGGGTGAGATTAACTTTGAGGACGAAAGGCTCGTCAACGTTCCCACCATGTCGTATGTCGTATGGTGTAAGAACTATGGTGTCTTCGCTCTCCGTACCGGCACGTCTCAGTCGAATTACAAGTATTACCAAGAATGGGAAGGCGAAGAGCCGTATCACGATGGAGGACTTCCACACTTAGACAAGTTGTATATCTGCGGCAAGCATCTGTATATGTACGACATTGACAACAATAAGCTTGTCGAAGTGGGAAGCAACGGCACGAGCGGCATCTTCAACGTCACCACTCAGGTGCCCATTCAAGGGTTCTACGTCCTCTGCGACACACAGAACACCACAATCTCTGCCGTTCATGCCGCATGGAGAGTTGAGAAGGCTGTAAGCGGCCTCATCATCTCGTTTGAGATTTCCGCAGGTATCTGGAAGACGTACCAGTACATCGGTCGCACACTGACCGAGCAGAACTGGCTCAATCCCGAGAACTGGAAGGACTTCGGTTCTCTTGCTGCAGGTAGTGAGACACACATCATCATCGACAACCTGATTGGCGCACCTATTGCAGGCGAGTACTACACGCTTGAGACTGCCGTGGCTCGTCTGGTGGCATATCAGAGAGAGTCCGGTGTCAACTATGCCAAGAAGGGTCTCATCATCTCTTACAAGGTAGGAGAGAATACGATGGAGACGAAGCAGTTCCAGGGCGAGATTTCCGACTTCGGAGAAGTAGGCCTTTGGAAGGACTTCGGTGGCGGTACCGATGTTGAGGTTACCGACGAGCCCGAAGAGGACAGCGAGAAGGTTCTGTCTGCAGGCGGTGCTTACGCTCATATCCCTACAGGCATCAAGCTCAATACCAAAACAGAAGGTATCGTGAAGATGCAGCTCGAGAACGCAGAGCACGAAGCCATCGGTGAGGAAGTGCAGTTCGCTGTCGGTACTGGTGGTGGCGGAGGTGGTGCCGGTACCATTGTCACGGCAGCCTTCCAGCAGTCGCCATTCTACGGCAACGCAGGTGGCGATTTCATACTACGTGCCGCTGTCCGCTCCGTAACGACTGTAGGCCAGTCAGAGCAGGAGAATACCATTGCGACCATCGCACTATACGACAGAGACACGAACACCCTGCTTGAGATGTTCAACTTCAATAAGGCGAGCTCAGCCACCATGACGACCTATGACTTCGTTATGGACGTGTCGAAGTACTTCGTAGATGCAGGTGTCCGTCGCTTCCGTATCGTTGTGACTGACGATGCAGGCAACACTGGCCAGCGCAACATCAACATTACTGCCGTTGACGTGACAGTATCGAGTGTTCAGACATTGCAGTACACATCGAGCACATCTGTTGCAGTAGGCGGTGGTGTGAAGAGCATTCCTCTCTACAAGTTCGCCAACAACTCCAGCGACAGAGGCATCACGGCAATAACCGAAATCTACCTCAACGGAGAGTGGAGGCAGCTCGGTACCGCACTGATAACCGATGTCTATTCTCACGGCATCACTATCGACCCGAACAACTGTCTTGGTGTGACGCTTTCTCATGGCGCATATCCTGTCCGTGTTCATGGTGTCGATGTAGCATCTGGCGTGGTAGGCAACTATCTCTATACTGGTATCTTCGTCATTGACGAGACAAGCTCTGTTCCTCTCGTTGTCGAGAGCTGGATGTGTCCTACTGTCAACGCCACGTTGAAACTCTACGAGACGATAGAACTGCAGTACGCCGTCTATGACCCGAACAACAATGCGCCTACGGCCACCGTCTATCTTGACGGAGAGCCAGTGCAGAGCCACACGGCATACAGGTCGATGGCATACACATACTCCCATCAGGTGACTGGTGTTGAGTCCGACGGAAGCTTCTCACACATCGTGAAGGTGAAGTGCGGTTCATCTTATGGTGCCGAGGCATCGTTCAATATCAGCGGCACTGTCATAGACGCAGCCCTCAAGAGCGGCGCAATCTACGGCTTTGAGTTCTCTACACGTAGCAACGACGAGGAAGACCACAGCATCACGAGCGGTGGCAAGACTCTTGAAGTCACCGGCTCCAACTGGAGCACGACAGGTTTCACGACATTCCTCGGTGAGAAGTGTCTGAGGATTGCAGAGGACGTGACCGCTTCTCTCGATCATCAGCCGTTCAAGCCGACATCGCTTGAAGCAAACGGCATGGCTATCCAGTTCGCCTTCGCTTCAAAGAACCTCGTGGACGATGACGCTATCCTGATGCAGTGCTTCAACGAAGGTGTCGGTGCCGGCTTCTATGTGACAGGCAGGGCAGTGGGCATATATTGCTCTACCGGCCTCAGCAATCATAAGGAAGAGCGAGCATACAGACAGGGCGAGAAGGTTTCTGTCGCTGTCGTTGTAGAGCCTGCCGTAGCAGGTCTCGGCCAGACACGCCAGGGAACGACATACTACTTCATCAAGCTCTACCTGAATGGTGAGGAAGTGGCAGTCATCGGATATGTTGCAGGACAAAGCAACCTGACGCAGGAAGAGAACATCACTTTCGACGGCACGTATGGCGACTTCTACCTCTACTACCTGATGGCATGGGAAGACTACTTCCAGTTCGACCAGGCATTCCAGAACTACCTCGTCAAGCTGACGGACACGGAGGACATGGTGCAGGAGTACAACTTCGAGAGCGTGATGGCTTCTCAGGCTGTGACGGAACTTGGTATCCTTACCACGAAGCTTCGTCCGCAGGCATCGGAACTGGCGAGCAGAGGCATGGCATATGTCATTGAGTGTCCTTTCAACGGAGCGAACATCGAGGGACTTGATGATACTGTTTCAACGAAGGACCAGATATATGTCAACCTGTTCTACGTTGACCCTGCTCGCCCATGGACGGACTTCGTTGCACGTGACGTGGCAAGGCGCAATCAGGGCACCACATCAGCCCAGCGTCCCGTCAAGAACCCACGTTACTACCTCGCACAGAAGAAGGGCTCAACCTATGACAAGAATTCCAAGACCGGAGGCACGACAATACAGCTTACTCACACACGTGAGGAGATTGTCGCCATGGGTTACGACGGAGCTCTGTGGGATAAGGCAGCAGCTCTCGCAGCTATCAACAAGATACAGCTTCACGAGGACAGCATCCCTGTAGATATCATCACTATCAAGGTTGACTACTCCGACAGCTCGAACGCCAACGACTGCGGCATCTGCGACATGATGAATGCCACCTTCCGTGCTCTTGGAAGCGACTACATGACACCTGCACAGAGAGCCTTCGACGGCACATGGAAGAAGGGTAGTGTAGAGCTTGACGGACTGGTGATGAACCACTCGACGGCCAACATTCCCATAGCGTTGTTCCGTAGCAAGAGCGACACAGGCAGTAATCCTTACTTCCACTCGAAGGGCAACTGGAAAGAGGACAAGAAGGAGCAGGTTGCACTCGGTTTCAACGATGTGCCTGGCTACAACAAGGGTTGTCTGAACTACGGCGACTTCATCGAGTTCTACGGCGAAGAGAACGAGACACTTGCGCAGACGAAGACACGCTTCCTCGGCACGAGCGGACTCGACACGTCAAGCATCTATGTCCTCACTCAGTACTGCGGCAGCAACTACAAGGTGATGAAGCACAACGGCAGTCAGTGGGTTGAGCAGACAGGCTCTATGGTCCAAAACGCAAACGGCAAGTGGACTGTATCTGGCTATGTAGTCAACCCGATAGACGGCTTTGAGCTCCTGAACTATCAGGGCATGGACTGGTTCAAAGGTGTAAGTTCCATTGCAGACATGATGGCCCCAAGCACATCATTCTCCAAGTGGGTACAAGGCTTCATCGACAGCGGTGACATTTCCGTCGAGACTGTTCCTGCCTGGACGTACTACTTCGAGAGCCTGCTTGATGATGACAACCTCTCCATTGCATACGCATTGGGCAAGAAGGTTCCATACAACCTGTTCCGCTGGATGCAGTTCTGCGACACCTGCGACTACGACCAGTATGGTTCGACTGCACTCTCGAACTGGAAGGCTGGCTTGTGGCGCTTCGCCTCTCCGCATTCCTGCCTGGCATACGACGTGTTCACGGACTACCTCGCTGCGGTTGACCAGAGAGCAAAGAATATGCAGCCCATGTGGTTCCTCGAGGACGGCTGTAAGGTAGTGAACGGTGTTTACTACAACAAGGCCAACCAAGAGAACGACAGCACAAGCGGTATGCTCGCACTCCGCATGTATCTGAACAAGGTATATGACTGCGACACCTGTAACGGCAAGGACAACGATGGTGGCCAGACTATCGACGCAGAGGTTGACCCCAACAAGATGCCAGACGCACAGACAGGTTACACCAATCCTTATGCAGGTTACAACTCGACGTTGTTCCGCAACATCTACCTGCAGCAGGCAGTGAACATCGACGCAGGAGGCACTGAGCTCTCTCTGAGGACTGTCGCTTCCGCTATGCGCAGCAGATCTGTGACTGTTGACGGCATGACACTCGTTCCTTTCTCTCCAGAAGGTGCGATGCACTTCTTCGTGAACTCTCGCATCAAGCGCTGGCAGAAGAAGGTTAGCTCCTATGATGGCGAACGCAAGTACATCGACTTCACGAGCACTACGGCCAACAACATCTACTTCTATGCACTGCAGGGATTGGGACTGACTTCTCTGCCTGCCTTCATTGAAAGAAGATGGCGTATCCGTGACGGCTTCTTCGGTACCGGAAACTTCTTCAGCGGAGTGCTCTCAGGACGTGTCAACTCTGCTAACAATGCAGAGATACACATCACTGCTGCAAAGACTGGTTACTTCGGTATCGGTAACGACAGCTCAGGTTCTATCTCTGAGAGCGTTTACCTCGAGGCAGGAGAAAGCCACTCGTTCACGAACTTCTCTCACGAGGAGGGAGCATTGCTCTACATCTACCAGGCAGACAGAATGTCGAAGATTGACCTCTCCGAAATCACGCTGTCGAGCAACTTCGACTTCTCCGTGATGACACTCGCAGAGGAAATAAAACTCGGCTGTGAGGGCAAGACGACACTCGCGCTCAAATCCTACACGCCGCTGACGAATGTCAACCTCGGTGAACTTCCGTTCCTGAAGAAGCTCGACATCACAGACACCATCATCACGAATGTTGTCTGCAGCAGCTGTCCTCGCCTTGAGAGTCTGTATGCAGCAGGCAGCCAGTTGGAGAGGGTTGACCTTGCCGATGGCGCAAAGGTGACTTACCTGGAGCTGCCAAGCACATACAAGTACCTGAAGCTCCGTTACCTGCAGAACCTCACGCTCGAAGGTCTCGTGCTGACGAACCCAGCGAGCATCTCCTACCTCATCTGTGAGGAGTGCGCCAAGATTGACGCAATGGAGCTGCTGCGGTCGCTCATCTCAGGCGGCAGCAGTCAGTTGCGTAACATTCGTGTCAAGACAGTCAAGACAAGCGGTGTCGGTACCGACCTGACGACGCTCATGGGTATGAACCTTGCAGGCTTCGACGCAGTGGGCAACGTTCAGGATGAGCCTGTCATCATAGGCAAGTACAGACTGACGAAGTATTTCGAGGACAGCGAAGTCGAAGCTTACAATGCAGCATTCGACGGCCTCGTCGTGAAGAATGTGCAGTACACCGGCATCGAGTTCACTGATACTGTAAGTGACCCAGAGAACATCAAGAACCTCGATAACGGCACCGGCTACGGAACGAGCGAGAGCTATGCTCCAAGTGCCCACATCTTGAACATCTGGAACAAGATGCACGCCTGCAGAGCGAAGTACAACAGCAGCACGCACAAGATGGAGGTGAGAGCTCTGAGCGACGAGACGTACTTGAAGTTCGCAAACGGCGAAGATTTCAACCCTGCTGACCTTGCAGGTGATGGCTTCGACGTGATGCTTCGCCCAGGGCACTTCTGGTACAAGGGCGTGAATGACTTCAAAAACCAAAAGAAGTACATCTTCTTCTCTTCTGTTGAAGATACGCCGGAGGCAAGCGGAGAGTTCGTACGCAAGACGCTCGCTCAGCTTACACAGTATGCCAACAAGGGTGTCGGAACGAATGGCGTAAACGTAGGCGACACGTTCACTGACGCAAGCCTGTCGACAGCCAGCAACCTCAACTCGTATTCAATAGATGTGACTGGTATGAAGCAGATACGCTTCCCCGGTGTCAACATCAGTGGCTATGGTGCCATTTTTGTGAATGCAAGCAATAAGGTTGTAGGAAAGTTCAACATGGCGATCAGCAACACTTTGTTTGACTTCTACGATGGCAGCGACACGCTTACAGCCGACTCCGTTGAGACGGATTATGTGTTCACTGATGTTCCTGCAGGAGCAGTCAAATGCTACCTCTGCTGCTATCTCAGTGTATTGCAGAGTTCAGAGGTAATATCCACTGACAGCACAGAGATAGAGGCTATTGAGCCCGACTGGGTAGAGCACGAGGATAATGACCTCATCGGTGTGTACGGCGCGTCTGTTGACGGTATGAGCCGAATACGCTCAGTCAGCGGTGCTCAGCCAAAGCGAGGCACAGGCACATCAACCACCTCACAGAACTGGACTTACGACAGCAGAGGAAAGGTGACGAATGCCATCGTACCGACCGGCTTGAACTACACCTGTAAGGACTTCATGAACCTTGCTATGATGCGAGGCGACGGCTACCAGCTTATCGACTACGAGCAGAACAAGATTATGGCCATCCTGTTCTGGGGCATATACGGCAACAAAAATGACCAAGCCGTCATAGGCAACGGAACGTCTGGCTATAACACTACTGGTGTTACCGACTCGATAGGCAAGTCAAGCACGCAATATGGAAGCACAGTAAACAAGCTGCTCGGACTGGAAGGCTTCATTGCTTGCTGGTATGAGTGGGAGGACAACGTCGCTCTCAACATTTCTTCGTGGGAATACTTCAAGAAGAACGCCTGCGTGGCAGCGTCTGCAGACAGAGTGGACTACAAGTTCCGCATCTACGATCCGATAAGCGGAAGTGAACGAGTAGTAAAAGCAGCGAACGTCAATAGTGGTTACAATGTAGCAAGAATAAAACTCGGAAGGTTCTGTGACACCGTTGTCAGCAAGTTTGACCCGTCCGACAACTCTCGCTTTGTTACTTACTTCTGCTGCTATGCCGCGGTAGTAGGCAGTACCGGCCGTGTTGTCGGTCGTGCTAGCTACAGCGCGAACGTTTACGGCGGTCTCGCTTGTGCGAGCACGGGCAGCGCATCGTCGTACTCGAGCACGTACAGCGGGTCGCGTCTCGCCTTCAGGGGCGAAATAGTCGAAGTGGACGAATAGAGCGTCAAACGCAGAGCGAAAAATTTGAAAAAGCGTCAGAGGGAGAGCCGCAAGGCTGCTCCCTCTTTCTTTGCCCAAAAAGTAAAAATGAACACGGAAAGGAAAATTTTTCTGTCTGGAGTGTTTGATGTTTCATGAAAATTTCTACCTTTGCATCGCGGAAGAGTCCAACGGCCGTGTTGTCAGTCGTGCTAACAACAACGCGAACGTTAACGGCGGTCTCGCTTATACGAACACGAACAACGCATCGTCGAACTCGAACACGAACAACGGGTCGCGTCTCAACTAAAGAACTTGGGGTGAAAGCCTCACTAATCGCATCTCTGCTAAGGCTACGTGTTGGCTATGGTATGTGCGAGGACTCCGAGCATCGGCAACAGCACGCAAGTGGAAAGCCGGAAAATATCTTAAAGTCCTGAAGGCTCATGGAACTGTCCTATCCTCTCGACAACCTCATACCTGAGATAATCAGCGAAGAGAATATGTACGGCAGCTTCGACTACGTTGTCGGGCATCTTGAATATGAGGGGCAGAGGCAGCGGTACCGGCCACTGAGGGAGGCATATGTGCGGGTGCTGACCAAAGAGATAAGTGAAGGCACATTCCGCATCTACAGGAAGCATGTCCGCGATGTTCACGTCAAGGACGGACCAAAGGAGCGCGATGTGCAGGCTCCTACAGTATTGAAGAGGGTTGGCATACATGCCATCATGGTAGTTGTGGAGCGCTACACCTATCCGAGCCTCATCAAGAATACGGCAGCTTCGATAAAGGGCAGAGGAATGCACTGGATGCACCATGTCATAGAAGACGACCTGGCGAACGTTCCACTGCTCATGCGTTACTTCTGGAAGAGCGACATCGAGCACTACTACGACAATATCGACCAGTCGCTCATGAAGGGAGTCCTGAGGGAGTATATCAGCGATGCGGTTCTGCTTCCGATGCTGGATAACTTCACGGAACTCTTGCCAAAGGGACTGTCAAAGGGTCTGCGCTCGTCGCAGTGCTATGCGAACATCTTCCTGTCGCGCGTCGATCATGTCATGTGTGAGCACGTGCAGTCCTACCAGCTTGAAGACGAGACACGATATCTCTACTTCCGCTACTGCGACGATGTAGTGATATTCGCCAACGACAAGAAGAGCCTCTGGAAGCTGCGCGACCTGTATGTCAGTGAGCTGGCAAAGCTCGGGTTGAAGATTAAGGATAACGAGGCAGTGCGTCCCATCGGCGAGGGTCTTGACTATCTCGGCTATATCCAGTATGCCGACTACAGCCTCATCAGGAAGAGAATAAAGCAGAACGCAGCAAGGAAGCTGCACAAGGTAAAGAGCAGAAAGCGCAGGCAGGAGATAATAGGCTCATTCAAAGGAATGGCGTGCCATGCGGACTGCAAGCATCTGTACTATAAATTAACTGGTCTGAAGATGAAGAAGTTTAGTGAAATGGGTGTCACCTACACTCCCGAAGACGGAAAGAAGCGTTTCCCTGGCAATACAGTCCGCCTGTCCTCCATTGTGAATGTTCCCATCGTGGTGCTCGACTATGAGAAGGACATGAAGACAGAGAACGGAGATGACCGCTATCTCGTTTCCTTCAAGGAGGGTGATGTGTTCAAGAAATTCTTCACTGCCAGCAAGGAGATGAAGCAGATCCTTGACAAGATAAGCGATATTAAGGACGGCTTTCCGTTCGAGACGATCATCCGCTCCGAGGTGTTCGGTGAAAACAAGATAAAGTACATTTTCACATAGTATTGTTTTTTTTCATACCTTTGCAGGTGTAAACATAAACAACAAGGGTATGGAAAAGATATACGGAGGCAATGAGAGGCAAGACTGCCTCGTTAAGGTCGGAAAGAGTTACTATTTGTATTACGGCTTTGGTAAGGACCATGAGGAAGACGAGAACGGCTTCAACTACCGTCATCAGTTCGACCACAAGCCGACAGCAGAAGAGATAAAGGAAGTGGTTATCGAGGCCATCGACATGGACACGAGGGAACGTGTCACGAATGGCTTCAGCTACGAGGGTTACAAGGTGAACCTCAGCGTCGAGAACCAGGTGAACTATTCCATGTTCAAGAATATGGGCAGGTATCCTGTGCTCATCAAGGTCGAGGACGAGCAAGGCAACGATGTTGCGCTGAGTCTTACGAAGGATGAGTACTCTGCATTCTACACTGGTGTTCAGAACCACATCAAGACGTGCATGCAGAACTGCTGGAACGAGAAGGCGAGTCTTGACCTCAGTCCTTATGAGGTTATTTCATAGTGCATAAAGTTTAAGGTTGGAAGGTGATGCAGTGATGCGTCACCTTTTTTTGTACCCTAAAAAACTGAAAAGGATTTTGGTGTTCAGAATGCTTTTCTGAAAAAAAACTGAAAGGGGGTGACTAAGGGGGTGACTAAGGGGGTGACTTTTTGTTTTATGGAATTATTTATGGAATTACTTAACAATTACTCAACAATTACTCAATAAGTTTGACATAATCGACGTCGATTTTGCAAAATCGACCACAGCAATCGACATTTGCTCGAAATTTTGACAGAAAGGTTGGAAATTTTTGGAACATTTTTGGAAATTTCTGGAACATTTTTGGAAATTTCTGTATCTTTGCAGCATGAGACTGTTCCATTTTATCTTCAGGAGGTTCCGACACGATAAGATTGCCCGCGAGATTGCGGAGAAGCGCGGCATGCTCTACGAGTACAAGCTGGCCAGGGCGAACGGCTGCTCTCCGATAGAAGCTCTCGAGGAATGGGACTTGATTACTCCAGACGAATACAGTCTGTTTGACTGACTTCCATTCATGCGATTATGCGATTGTGTTAAATCGCAACACAAAATGGGAAAATGGGATTTCGATTTTCCCCATTGTCCCCGACTTTGTCCCTGAAGGATTTTCTTGTCCCCGACTTTGTCCCCGACTCCAAGATTTTTGCAAAATGTAAAACGTACCGCATTTTGCTGTACCTTTGTAATGGAAAAGCACTCCTGAGGGAGCTAAGGGGTGCAGACCGATGTTTAACTAAATAAAGGTACAATGAAAAAATGGACATAAAAACTGTATTTGGTGCTATTGGAGTAGCGATAGTGTCATACCTGACTCCGATTGGAGGCTTCATGCAATCGTTGGCTGTAATCTTCGGACTCAACTTCTTATTCGGCCTTCTCAGTGATAAGCTGCACGGGAAGGACTTCTCATTCAGGAAGGCTTTCCGCTGCATCGTGGAGAGCGCCATTTTCTGCGTTCTCGTCTGTGCGGTTTACTTCATCGGAGAGCGTTCGCATAGCGATGATGGAGGCGTGTGGTTCGTCAGTTACGTGTCTTATGCACTTTTCTACTTCTACGGCTGCAACATATTGCGAAACTTGAAGCTGATATTCAAGCCACAATCGACACCCTACAATGTCGTGTCGTTCCTGTATTGGTTCGTCAGCATCGAGTTCATTAAGAACATGCCTTACCTTGACGAGTATCTGAACAAGAAACACGCCGAAGAAGAGGCTCAGTAACTAACTTAAATACCGAAACTATGGAAATCTACAAACTTGGTTCACGAGGTGAAGGAGTTAAAGCAATACAGCGTGCGTTGCACCTCATAGACGATGGTGTGTTCGGCAAGCTTACGAGGGAGGCAGTCATAACATTCCAGAAGGAGCATGGACTGACTGCAGACGGCATTGTGGGACCAGCCACACTTGCCAAGCTTGTGCCAGCCGTAACGACTACCACTCTTAACGTCAAGAAGTCGAAGCGCGTCATCACGGACATCGTTGTTCACTGCACAGCAACTCCAGAGGGGAAGGACTATAATGTAGGCGATATTCGTCGCATACACATAAAAGACAAAGGCTGGGCAGACATCGGATATCATTATGTTGTGCGTATTGACGGCACGATAGAACCAGGAAGAGACGTGAACATAATCGGTGCCCATGTGAGCGGCTACAACTCTCACAGCATAGGCGTGGTATATGTTGGTGGAGTTGAAGGAACAAGAGACGCGAGGGGAAGGATTGTGGCAAAGACCGACAGTAGGGGCAATCCGATTGCTAAGGACACAAGAACCGAAGCGCAGAAGAACGCACTGCTCAATCTGCTTCTCGATCTGCGAAAGCTCTACCCGAAAGCCAAGATAAGCGGCCACCGCGATTTCTCCCCAGACAAGAATGGTGACGGCATCATATCACCCTGTGAGTGGATAAAGAGCTGTCCGTGCTTCGATGCGAAGCGTGAGTACGCGAGGGTATAAGAAAGGGAGGCTGCTCGGCACAGGAACACGCAGCCTCCCGAAGCACCCCTCAACCGCAGGTAGTCATCTCTCATTGGGGTGCTCTACTAAGGATACACACAACTCCGCCAAATGTTGCATCGGGATATAAAAAAAGCCCCAGGGAACCACCCCTGAGGCCACACAAGTCAAACCAGTTACAAAACCAGTAGTGGAAGTGTCACTGATTTGCTTGCAAAGGTACGACATTTCTCAGACATGTGCAAACTTTTTGAACGGCATTTGTTGCAAGTTCCGGCGTTACACGGATATAATTGAACAGACTTGTGCCTCTTGTATTGAGTTTATGCCCGAGAATGAAGTCTATTGTGCTCTGCTCCACACCGGCATCGAGAGCGTGCTGAGCGAATGACTTGCGTGCTGAATAGAAGATGAGGCGGTTCTTAATTCCCACCTGCTCAGCAAGGCGCCTCATGTGGTAATCGACAGTAGAACGGAAGCACTTTGTCCTGAGCGTCGAGTATTTGCGGATGGTGCCGTCAGGCATCTTGTACTTGTCTATTATCTCGAGAGCCTCATCAGGCATGTCGAACTCCACAAACTTGTTGACCTTCGAGCGGTTCTCTGTCTTTGTGCGCTCGTAGATGAGGCGTCTCTTGCAATCGTTGAAGTTGATAGACACGAGGTCGATGATGTTGATGCCTCCCAGGTAGTAGGACAGCATGAATATGTCACGGACGATGCTCCGAGCTCTACACCTGATTGGCAAGTCACGTATCATGGCCACCTCTTCCAGCGTAAGCCATGAGTCACGCACGTTAGCCTCTGGCAGCTTGTATCCGTTCCACGGACTTACTGTCATTGGGATATACATACATCGTTGTGCGAAGGTATAGAGCCCCATGAGGAAGATTTGCTTGTCCCTGATGGTGTGTGAGCTGTTGCCTTTCTTCCTCAGATACTTCTCCAGTCCTACGATGTAAGAGTAGTTTAGGTTCTCAATAAGCATGTCCTCTCCGAAGTACGAGAGGATAACAGTGAGGTTGTACCTGTAGTGAGCGACAGATGCAGGCTTCAGGTCGTGAACTGCGAGATACTCTTCGCAGATGGAGCGAATGGTGCGCCTGTTACGTTTGTCGATATTCTTCAGGTGCTCCACAAGTTCCTCGCACGACATGCTTCCGATGAAGCTGGTGTCGTAGATAGCCTCCTGGTACTTATCGAGCAGCCCTCTGAGCTTGACATTCTTCATTGCTGCGTCTGGTCGTTTGACGATGCGCCCGTCCTTGAACTCCTTGTCCGAGTCGATGGTGATGTCCGTCACGATGTAGCGTGTTTTTGAGTTGTGAGAGACAGCGATGCGTATTTTATGTTTGCCTCCTTTGAGTACCTTAGCAGGTACGATAACTGCACTAATGTTTGCCAT